ATAAGCTACACCACATAGACGACACTATAGGCTTATATGATAATGATATGAATTTAATTAAAACAATTAAGGGGATTATATAATGAAACAATCAGAATATCTTAAGGCAGTTGCTATAGCAAAAAATAGAATGGATAACAAAAATAGTTTTTATGTTAAGCAATTAGAAGATGAAATATCAGAACTAAAAAGAAAACAAAAGTTTTGGAGTAAAAAATATTTTAATCTTAAAAAAGAAATAGGTCTTTTCTTTCCAAAGAAGGGAGTTAATTAAAATGGTTTCTACATTACCAAAATATACTTTGACCTATAAGTTGATAAATTGGAGATTACCAGTTTTGTTAAAACATTTTAAAAAGCATGAAGGAAAAGATTTTGAAAATGAATCTGATATAACGCAATGCAAAACTCAATATGGTTTATATCTTTATGGACAAATAACTTTACTACATGAAATTATTAACAAAGAAATATAGGAGAGTATTATGAATAGACATATTAAAAGACATATATTAAAAACTACTCCAAAAAAATATACATTTTGGAATACGAACATGCGTTTCAAAATATTACTAATTTGCTTTCTAGGTCTACTATTAATCTGTTTGTCAGGTTGTAGCACTAAACCAATAGTAGACAGTAGAGGTAAATCGTCAGCCAGTATAGAAGGCGATCACAATCGCTTTCATGATGACTATTATACTTGTGTGGCTTTAGTTAAAGATCAAACAAATGTCATAGTTGATACTGGAAAGATAGTGTATAATAATATAGTTAGGATTAAGACTTTATGGCTTACACCTAAGTTAGACACTAGAAAAGATTTCATTAACAACTGTTTAACTGGGCGTGGTTATTCGGTACTTAACAAATAATAATAAAAGGAGATAATTATGAAAGTAGAAGGAATAATAGATAAGATTTACGACAATAGTGCAACTAATGATAAGGGGGTATTTATAAGTAACTTTGCAATAGATTTAGTAGATGGTAAAAGACTTTATTGTAGAGAACTATTAAATCCTATGCCCTCATCAGGTGCTAAAATAGGATATGATGTTATTAACCAGAAAACATCTTCAAATGGTAACCCATATGTTAATGTAGAAAAGTTAGTAGTACTGACAGAAGATGGGCAACAAGTTCCAGCAAGTAGTCCTCAACAAGCACCATCAAGAAAACCTGATACTAATAAAGATAAGTTAATCTTTGTTACTGGTGTAGTTGGCAGAGCAATGGGTGGGGGTAATTTCTCAGAAGAAAAAATAGATATTATTACCCAGAAAGCAGTTGAATCTTTTAACAAACATTTTGGTTAATGAAGGATTACAAAAAATTGTTTGGTAGATACTGGGGGTATTGTGAAAGCGATATTCCCATCTGCTGGGGCTGTAATCAAGCAGTAGCAGTTGATATACACCATTTGATATCAAAGGGCATGGGTGGTGTGAAAAACAATAGATTAAATAAAATTGATAACTTATTTGCAGTATGTAGATCATGCCATACCCTTGCACATAAAAACAAAGCAGTTAATGAAGAATTTAAAAAAATACTAAAAGAAAAAATTTTTATTAAAGAGTCAGTCTATGAGTGAAAAGAAAAATAAATATGTAATTAATTATCAGATGGAATTTGATAAAAGACCAACTAAAAATGAAGTAGAAGGAAGAATATGGAGTTTATTATATAAAGGTTTTATTGTAAGAACAGTAGAAGAAAATAATTATTATACAAAAGAGTTAAAGCAGAAAAATGGCTAGAAAAAAACCAATCCAAAAAGATTCAACCTCTCAACACTGGAAGAAATTAATTATGTTTAAAAATTGCTCATTCTGTTCTAACCAGGCTATGTTTTATGAGAAATTTAAATACTACTGCAAGCAGTGTTTCGAGGGAGTTACTAAATAGTATGTCTTTTAGAACTAGAATAAAACAAAAGTGGAAAAGGTTATGTACCACTGACAATATTATTGATCTATTAGTAGATGCTTTTATATTACTTGCAGATGTTTTGACATCACCAATACTAATATTTGTAAGGATTATGAAGCATATAATTAACGTCTACTTCATAGATAGAATTAAAAGAGCAATTAAATGGTTTGTACATAAAATATTGAGGATAAAATAATGACAGATATATATGCTATACAATTCGACCCTAACGTATTATCACACCAGCAAGAAAAACTGGGTTTAGAATATAGTGATAACGATACAGCTTTAGACTTAATGAAAAAAGAAGAAAAGTTAATCATATCAGAATTAACACTTCACTATTCTCAAAACATTAAGTATAAGAATACATCAGAGTTAAATGCACATATTTATTCTGATAAAAGAATTAAGGATTTCAACATTAGATATGCTGACGTTCTTAAGCAGAGGAATCGATCTAAAATTAGATACGAAACCTTTAAAACTTTCAGAGAGGACTTGAGAACAAAAGTTGTTAATGAAAGATCACTTTTAAAACATTTATAGAAAGGAGTATGTTATGAGTGAAACACAAAACCAAAGAATATTAGATTACCTAAAAGAGGGAAAATCTATAACACCACTAGAAGCCTTACATAGATTCGATTGCTTTCGTCTAAGTGCAAGAATTTATAATCTAAGAAAAGAAGGGCATAATATAACCACAAAGAATATTACTAAAAAAGGCAAGACGTTTGCTGAGTATTCTTTAGAAGGAGATAGCAATGAATGATTATATAAAATTCTTTATAGGAGTTATTATATTTGGCATAGCTATTCAATTTGTGGGGCTAATATGATAGAGCATTTTAAAAAGTTTGACAATGATAATAAGAAAAACTTGTTACCATTATCATTTAGTCAATTAACTGAGTTTGCTTTTAATAGAGAAAGGTGGGCATTAAGGAGAATATTTGGTTATCAATTTGATTCTAACCCAGCTATGCAAAGAGGGACAGTTGTGGAATCTGCTTTAAACCTTTGGTTAAACGGAACTGATCAAACAGAAGCAATAGAAAAAATGCTTGATGAATATGATGAAGGTTGTACTGGTTTAACTGGTGATAAGGTTGCAAGTGAAAGAGAAAACCTTATTCCTTTATTTAATGAAGGAGTACAAAGGCTAACTAATTATGCTTTTAAATGGGATTTAATAGGTTATCAAAACAAAGTAGAAATGGATATAGAAGGAATACCCTTAGTAGGATATACCGATTTTCAATTTGAGGATAAAACCACAAAAGAAGAATTTTATATCGATTTAAAGACTACTTTAAGAAAACCTCAAGGCATATCTTATGCTCATGCTATGCAACAAGCTATCTACAATAAAGGGACTAATGCTAATCAAAAACTATGGTATTTAGTTTGCAAAAAATCTGGAACTGAATTTTATGAGTTTAGTGTAGATGATTATAGTAAACCCATGAAAATTTGTAATCATATTGTAAAGGTTATGGGTTCGTTTTTGCAAAAGGTAGATACATTAGATGATGTAAAAAACTTGCTGATTCCTAACCCTGACGACTGGATATGGAGAGAGGAAGCAGTACACAAAGCTAGAGTTGAGGTTTGGGGGTATTAATTACCCCTTTACCAAATATAAATTTTAGGTTTTATTAATATTATAACGAGGAAAAAAAATGTTTATAAATAAATCAAGTAAACCACAAGAAAAACTAAAAGCATGGTATCTATTCACAGAAGATTTCGTGGCTGGTACACAACATCTAACAAATGAGCAAATAGGCGTGTATATTCGCTTGCTGTGTTGGAATTGGAACAAAAGATGTTCTGGTATACCATTAGACCCCAACAGCCACTATAGGATAGCAAATTGTATTACAGATACAGAAAAGAAATCATGTGATGAAGTAATTAAAGAATTTTTTGTAGAGGTTCAAGATCATTACCAAAATGAAAGACAACTACAAGAATACTTGTTTATTACTAAAAGAATAGAAGCATCTAAGGTAAATGGAAGGCTTGGTGGTAGACCAAAAAAACCTAGCCAAAACCCCCCTACCCCTACCACTACCCCTACCATTAAACCTAAAACCAAGAAAAAGGATAATTTTCCCTTATTTTGGAATTTAGTTTCTAATAAAGTAAGTAAGGGTATAGCAGAAAAGAATTTTAGGCTTTTAGATCAAGAATGGATAGATAAACCAGTAAAATTAGCAGAAATGTATAATAATTATTACAATACGGTGGAAGACAAGAAGTTTGCCAAGCAACCAGCCTTCTGGTTATCAGCCAAAAAGTACGAAGATGAGGTGGCTAAGCAAAGCAATACTACTGAAGTATATCCTCTAAGGCTAAAGGTTTTAAAACAAGCTATAGAAGATAAAGAACAAAGTTCATTCGTTACAAGTTTTGCTAATCAACACTTCCCAGATGTTCAAAGAGCAATCAAAGAAGGTGAGTTCACGAGAGAAGAAGCAATTAAGTATTTAAACATGGGTAATAGGCTTTAAATGATAAAGGGGTACAAACATAGACAAATATGCTTTACCCCTACTCTATGGCAATTTAAATGCCTTGAATTATTATATATTAGAAGAAAAGGAGCTACAAATGGCAGATAGATTTAAAAATGATAGAAATAAAGAAGATTTAACATTTTACAGTATGTCTAAAAAACAAAAAGAACATAAGAAAACTAAAAAGAAAATAACTAAATTTTCAACTGGTAAATATATGTTTTGTAGTAAGTGTGCTGGCAACCCAATTATTAAAGTAGATAATGCAAATAAATATGTTTGCTCAAACTGTTTAATGCAAACTATAGAGGATAAAACAATATGGAAAATGTAAAAAAAATAGAATTGTTTAAAAAATTAGTATCAGAAATTGATATAGATAAATATGAACAAAAAGAATACGAGAAAATAATTAATCTTATTTATCAAGATATATTTAGGGTAAATGATGGATAACATAAAAAAACCAGATCATTACAATAAAGGTGGTATAGAACCAATAGACTATATTACAAAGAATAACCTATCTTATTGTGAAGGAAATGTAATTAAATATATTACACGTTGGAGATATAAAGGGGGAATAGAAGACCTAAAGAAAGCTAAACAATACATAGACTTTATTATAGATAAAGAAACAGAGAGTGAAATAGTTGAATAATAATTATATTGTGCTAGGTTTATATTACCAAACTAAATGGGAAAATTAGGCATGAAAGTAGAAACAATAGATATAGACAAGTTAATTCCGTATCACAACAATCCAAGAAAAGATCAAGCAGTAGATAAAGTAGCCAGTTCAATTAATGAATATGGGTTCCAACAGCCAGTAGTTGTAGATAAAAATATGGTTCTCATAGTAGGTCATACTAGGTTATTAGGTGCTAAAAAGTTAGGTCTAAAACAAGTGCCAGTACATATTGCAGATTTATCAGAGGCTAAAGCAAAGGCATATAGGATAGCTGATAACAGATTAAATGAAGATAGTAACTGGGATTTAGATTTATTAGATTTAGAAGTAAAAAGTTTATTAGAGGAAAACTATGATATTGATTTGTTAGGCTTTGATTCAGGTGAAATAGATAAGTTTTTAAAAAATGATGAGGAATATTTTACAGATGAAGACGAAGTTCCAGAACCACCTAAAGAGCCTATTACTAAGTTAGGCGATATATGGCAGTTAGGCAATCATAGGCTTATGTGTGGAGATAGTACAATTATAGATAATTTCGATAAATTATGCACTGAACAAGCAGATATGATTTTTACTGACCCTCCGTATGGAATGTCTTATGGAGGTGGAAGAGCAGAGGGTAGCACTGTAAAAGGTGCTTTAGACAAGGCACATGGAATGATTAAAAATGATGATTTAAGGGATGATTCATTAATAAATTTAGTAAAAGATAGCTTAACATGTGCATTGATAAAAGTTAAAAAAGGTTCGGCATCTTATATTTGCTTTACTTGGAGAACTTATAATGAGTTTTATAAAGCATTAAATGAATCTGGTTTTAAAGTTAAAAACTGTATTGTATGGGATAAAAAATCTATAGGTTTAGGTCAAAGTCATTATAGACCCCAACATGAATTTATATTTTACTGTGGAGAACAATGGTATGGAGATAAAGCACAATCTGATGTTTGGCATATGAGCAGAGGTGCAACTTCTAAATATGTACATCCTACTCAAAAACCAGTTGAGTTAATTTGTAAATCATTAACTAATTCTAGTAAAAACGAAGATATTATAATAGATTGTTTTGGAGGTTCAGGAAGTACAATTATAGCTTGTGAAAAATTAAATAGAAAAGCTAGAATCTTGGAACTAGACCCTAAATATTGTGATGTAATAGTTAAAAGATGGGAAAACTTTACTGGTAAGAAAGCTAAATTATTAAATGGCTAGACCTAAAAAATATAATATTGATACAAACCAAGTTCAAAAACTTGCATCTTTAGGCTGTACTAATACTGAAATGGGTGATTTCTTTGGTTGTTCTCCTGACCTTTTAGAAAAGAGTTATTCGGAATATCTGACAAAAGGAAGGGCAGAGCAACGAATAAGGCTAAGACAGTTACAATGGAAGTCTGCAGAAAGAGGTAATGTAACTATGCAAATATTTCTAGGAAAGAATATGTTAGGTCAGCAAGATAGGATAGAAGAGAACCAAGTAGAAGAGCCACTAGTCTGGAATAATGATTGATGCCACTTACTGAACCACAGAAAAAAGTAATTAGTTCTGATGCCAGGTTTAGAGTTTTAATAACTGGTAGAAGGTTTGGTAAAACATATTTAGCTATAAATGAGATAGCAAAGTTCTCAAGTCAACCTAATAAAAAGGTTTGGTATGTTGCACCCAGTTATAGACAAGCTAAGGCAATATGCTGGAGTGTATTAAAAGAAAAGATGATAGAACATAAGTGGGTTAAATCAATCAACCATAGCGACTTAACTATTACACTAAGAAACAACACACAGATAACATTAAGAGGAAGCGATAATGAAAACTCTTTAAGAGGAGTTGGTTTAGATTTTTTAGTATGTGATGAGTTCTCAGATATAAACAAAACAGTTTGGTATGAAGTGTTAAGACCAACATTATCTGATACTGAAGGCTCTGCTTTCTTCTGTGGTAGCCCTAGAGGGTTCGGTAACTGGTCTTATGAGTTATTTAAGATGGGAGAAACAAACAAAGACTGGGANAGTTTCAAATACACAACATTAGAAGGTCAGCAAGTAAGTGAAGANGAAATAGAACAAGCAAAGCAAGATTTAGATTTNAGAACATTTCAGCAAGAATATGAAGCAACCTTTGTAAATTACTCAGGAATGATATACTATAACTTTAATAGGGAAAAAAATATAATAGATAGATACAANGATAATAGTTTATTTTTGCATATAGGATTAGACTTTAACGTAGACCCCATGTGTGCAGTTGTATCAATAATAGAGAATGATAAAGTTATGGTAATAGATGAGATACAAATATATTCCTCTAATACGAATGAAATGTGTGAAGAAATAAAAACAAGATATAAGAATAAAAATATTGTTGTTTATCCTGACCCTAGTGCTAGACAAAGGAAAACATCTGCTGGAGGACAAACAGATTTATCTATATTAAAAAACTTTGGCTTTGATGTTAAATGTAGAAATACAGCACCATTGGTAAGAGATAGAATAAACGCAGTAAACTCTAAACTAAAAAATGTTGCTGGCAAAAGTAGTTTATTTATTTTGCATACTTGTAAAAATGTGATAAAGAGTATAGAGCGACAAATTTATAAAGAAGGTACTCATGTGCCAGATAAAGATAGTGGATTTGACCACATGAATGACGCATTAGGGTATTTGATAGAGTATAATTATCCTATAAGGAGAAACTTTAAACCAACTGACCAAAAGAGGTGGAGTTAATGAACAGAGAAGAATTACAAGAGAAACATCATTTGTGGCAAGCTAACATAGAGAACTGGGAGTTTTATATTCGCAGTTATTTAGGTGGCAATGATTACAAAAACGGATATTATTTACATAGATATATATTGGAATCACCAGAGGAGTATGATGCAAGAATAAGACATACCCCATTAGACAACCATTGTAAAAATGTTGTGCAAATATACACCAGCTTTTTATGGAGAGTTTCACCGACTAGGGATTACGG